ATCAGGAGTATTGTGCAATCCAAGTTCAAACCAATCTGCAAATATATCACAGTTTAGCGTTTTTGGTTGTCCAAGATCATTTTGTAGTGTAACATCAAACTTCATACTTACCCCATATCTCATACAGTTCTACAAAGTCTTGTTTAAAATCAGTTTTACGCATCTGATCAATTGTTCTTATGTACTGATTAAGTGCGGGCCATTTATCACTATGGTCTTCACTATTCATAAATGCTGTCATAGTTTTAAGTTCTTGTACTTTATTTTTGCTTGGATACTTTAGTGTAAAGTCATCTATCTTTTGTGTTATAGTATCCTTCATTCCTTGTGGTAATACTTTAGCACACATATACTGTGGGAAATGTAATACTCCGGGGTGAAACATTCCTTCATGGTCATGTATTCCAATTTTTTTGTAGTTTTTACTAAACAAAAATTCAGCAAAGTCCGGCAAGTACCAAATGTTTAATGCACTTACTGTACACAATACTTTGCCTACAATGTTGTCAGGTGCTTGCTCAACCTTGTCTAGTGTTTTGTGTACAATATTCCAGTCAGTGGGATAGCGTAGCCATTTATTCATATTACCAATACCATCTATACTAAGCATAAGTTCTACAAATTTAAAATTACTCCACAGTTCGATAATATCATCTGGCATTAGAGTACCATTGGTATGATAGCGTAGTTCTATATGTTCTGCATGTCCACTTTCAACACACAGTTTTAAAAAACGTTTGTGATTTTTGAGATAAAGCGGCTCACCACCAGCAAATATAAAATGTCGCATACCTGGTAACAGTGGTGATATTTCTTCGTGCCAAAATTCATCATCAGCGGCCCATTCATAATTATTCTTTTTATGATCTTGTAGTTTCCATTCCCAATCATGTTTAACAACAGGATTATCTACATTAAGGTCTTTGATCTTTTCTGCATCTCTTACCCATTTACTTGAATCAGTTGGTCTACACATCACACACTGTACGTTGCATGTATTGCCTAAACGTAAATCTAATGTTATAACATCTTGGTCTAAACTTCCATCTTCTTTAGTGCTTTTTATTAGCTCATCAATATATTCTCTACCAAGTTTCTTTGCCCATAAATTATTCTCATTCATTCTATGACTGCGTATGCCTGCCGCTTCTTCTTTCCAACAATGCATACAGGCTTTGAGTGCTTTGCCTTCTAGCATTTCTTTTCTTGCATCTTTCCAATAGTAACTATTCCAAACTCCGTCTATTGTTGCATTGTTAAGATTAAGTCTTTTATCATCAGTAGGCTGAGCTAGACAGCAAAGCAAAGCTGTGCCGTCTGTATAAGTTGCCATATGCATCCAAGGAAGTATGCAAAATTTCTTTCCGTAATCTTCTAAAAAATCTTGTGCCATTAACTCACCAATCCTCGTATTTGTTCATACAATTGATCATCAACGACACTAAAGTTAGTATTACGTTGTCTATCCCATGTTTCAGTCATCTTTACAAAATCTTGTAGCTGTTCCTCCCATGTATCTAATTGTGGTTGTTCTAGGTATCCAACGATACCGTCTACACTATTTTTAATAAGCCAATTCTTCTCATATAATATATTACACTTTTCTTTGAATTCGAGCAAGTTATTTTTAGCATCCTGCCTCATTTCAATAGGTAAATTTCTTATATCTAAATACGGAGGGTGTGTGTTGATTAATATATCAACACCAATGCTTTTCCATTCTAGTTCTGGCTTGCCTGCATAAAATTCTTCACTTAAATCGTTTGCAAGATACAGTATTTCGTGTATTCTATTTAGATTGTAAATTTGTAGTACTGGACTTATATTACTAGAAACATTTGGCAAACTTAGTATACTTCGATAGTTTCTCAGTATAATATCCCAATTCTTAGTACCACGTATAAATTCGTTTACAACACCTATGCCATCTAAACTAGCATTGATGTCTACACTTTCAAACTTGCTTATACTATCTAAAAACTTTTGATTTGCGTTTGTACAGTTTGTATTCATAAACACGTTAATATGTTTACTGTGACCTTGTTCTGAGGCATAGTTCAAAAACTCCATGTTGTTTTGAATCATAGTAGGCTCACCGCCTGTCATGTAAACTTTTCTCAGTTTAGGCATCCACTCGTATATGTCTTTCCAAAAGTCATCAGCATCAAACTTTTCTCTGTATTCTTTGCTGTTAATCCAGTCTGGACGTTTTCCGTATGTCTTTTCTTGTATTCTAGTATAATCTTCTTCAACATCGGTCAGCTTGGCATCCTCTTTAGCAATAGTACTACTGTTAAAACTGTTACACATTCTACAACTAAGATTACACAAATTACCTAAACGCAAGTCCAAGTAAAGTGGATCATGGTCTGGTAGTTCAAAGTCGTTATTATAGCTTGCTTCTACTCTTTCATTAATAGCATCAATTCCAATACGGCGTTCCCATTCGTCATTGTGCATTTGACGGAAACTTTTTTTACCTACTTCTTCTTGTAAGTAACAGTGTTTACAACTACTAACTTGTTCACCTTGCATCATAGTCATGCGTATGTCACGCATGTCTTTGCCGTTCCATGCTTGCTTTAATGTTGTACTATTGATGTCTAAAATTTTACCATCGTCACCACGCAGTACACTAGGTTTGGCAATACAGCAAAAGTCAATACTACCACTAGTATTGACCATCATGCTTAACCAAGGGTAAACACAAAATGTTTCTCCGTACATTTCATCAAAGTTAGCCAATACTATCTACCACATTCTCTTCTTTGACCATAGCACCAAGCCTGCTTGGATTTTTGTAAACAGTCTTAAAGAATCGACTAGCAGTTTTATCTAAATCACTTATTTCTAAATCTAAGACGCCTCTAATATCTACACCAAGTTCAACAGTCTTCTTTTTAAGTTTATCTAAATCCCAACTTACTCCAGTGTTTACGCATAGCTTGTTTCCACCTTCAAACTCTGGAAATAGTTCTGTCTTAAAGAAGTTAGTTAACCAATCAAAGTCTCTGACATTACGCCAATCCCAATCTTTACGTTGTATGTTTGTCATATGACAGCCGAGCCTTGCACCATATATAGCCCATAGACCATTTGTGGTATCTTCTCCTACACTCATCCATACTAGCAATCTCTGATAATTGTTTTCATGTATTTCTTTTATATATTTTGGATCTACAACATCACCTCCGTCTAGACCCATCTTAACGCCTTCACGGAAACCTGCTCTCCATGCTTGTAGAGGTGATCCGTTGTTCATTACATCACAGTACACATTGTTCATTTGTATATAACGCATATTCCAGCAAAAGTCAACTTGTGCTCTTTTGTCACTTTCAGGTGCGGCTTCGTGTGTACGCATTCTTTCAACTACATGTACGGGCCAACATTTAATACCGCCATTACCGTATACTAAACCATTTACTGCATTTTTTCCTGCCCAACTAATAATATCATCTGGATCTACTGTGTCTAAGTCAATTAGTTGACTGAAGAAGTCAGGATCTACAATATTATCTGCATCTACTGTAATAAATCTATCTGTTTCACAAAGTGCCGCCGCGGCTTTGTGTGCGGCATCACTGCCCCATACTCCGTGACTGCGTTGTGCCCACGGACACTTTTCTAACAAGTCTGCATAATTTTGTTCTGCATTTGGTTCATCGTAACTAATGTATACAATATCAAGTTCTGTTATTGGTACTAAATTAGGCATTAAGTAACTCCTGGATTTTATAGTCAAATGTTATGTTGTTATTTTCCTCTCTACATAAAAAACTACAGTTCTCTAAAGAGTAGTCGGTTGGAAGATAATATTCTTTTTGGTAGCCTATTTCGTCAATAGGCACTTGTACATATCCTAACAATTGGTTAGGATTATTTTTAGATATGAGGTACAGTATCATATCATTGAAAATTTTACTTTCGTGTGGATTTTCAAAATTGCTCTTTAGATAATATTGGTCATTATCTCTTTTAATAACTGTAAATGTTGTAGTAATGTCTTGATTCTGTTCTTTTATTACTGCTTCGTTTCTACGTTTGCTTAATCTACTAATAAAGTCTGCTTGCCCAAAGTGCGATTTACGTTTAACTCCGTAGTGTTTGAAAATCTTTTTAGTCATTACATGTACTTCGCCTAAGCCACATACATTGCGTAAACTACTCATATCAAACAAAAGATATCCATTTACTATAAGTTCAGCAGGGTCAACTTCTATTGTATCGATTAAAAAATTTGGATCATTCTCTTTAATAAGAAATAATGTTATCTTATCATAACGACCTTCTTTTTCTGGATTAATTTTTATATCTCTAAACTTTCTACGACCAGTCATTTTATACAGTGTTTCTTGACTAAAGTTTACTTCCATTTTCCAACTGTTAACATAAAAAATAATATTAACATCATGTGTCAGATTATTATTAATAGGTATTCTTGTGAGATAGTTTTCTGCTTCTCTAAGTCTCAGAACATCTCCACGCTCTATTAATTTATGACCTTCACTTAAATCAACCACAGCAAATTTTCGAGGATCTTCAATACCCATTAAAACTTTCCGTGCATAGTCGGAAGTTGTTTTCAGATACGGATATTGAACAGACTCATGTGGCTTACTTGTAACGGTAATAACATCACCAGTTTCTTCATCAAAGTAAACACACCACTTTGTTGGTTCTTTACGTTCTGTTTTGTTTGTTAGTAATGTTAGTTCTGTAGACATCGATAACTTCATCCGTTAAAAAATTTTCATCTGTATAGTGTATAATACCATTACTTATGATACTATTTTCTATCTGTACTTTACCGTTATCGCTTACCCAGTAGTTTATCATTTCAGTCCAATTGTCAGGTACTTCATCAAACCAAACACCTTGATTATCACTGTGGATATCATAATGATTTCCTATAAAACATTGTACTTGTTCTTTCAAGTCGCCACAGTGTGTAATTAAATTACACAGTATATTTTTATTAAACGTTTCAGGTTTCTTGTCTTGAAAGAAGTTGTTGTATACACTACGCCAATCTTGTAGTAAAGGGTCAGCTAACTTAAACCATTCTTCAGCTGTTTTAGTACCGTGTTTCCAATAAATTAAATTGTTATAAAATTGGGGTAGTTCGTATGTTTTCTCAAACTCAAAACGCATTCTGGGGTCAGTTGGTAAGTTACGATATGAAAATGCATTTCTCGGAATACTCATTTCGTTTTTACTCAACAAGTTCCATAGGTCTTCAATCTGTACATTGTGCATCAATGTATCTGCATCTAAATATATATTTTCTTCAAACGGAGAACAATGATACAACTGCCATAAGTTCATTCCATGAAAGCCATCTTTGTGTGCAGTATTTCCGTATGGTAGTTCTACTATGTAATCTAATACATGATGATATTCTTTTGGTACTTCGTCTACTTTACCCTTATCAACTACTATACAAACTTCAGCGTTAGGGTCACAGTCTTTAATACTAAGTGCAAGACCATAGCAATATTTTATTCTGTTAGCTTCAGTATTAATACCAAGTGTTATAAATCCTTTAGACATTAATTTCTCCGAATTCTTTAAACAGAATATCCATTTGTCTATCCAACGAACGCTTGTTCATTACATGTAGATTATCATTTGTGTGTCTAATCAATGTGTTCTTCCAAGGTTCTGCTCTATCATGCTTTAGGAATACAATATCCTCTAAGCTATTAAACTTTACTATGTCGTCTTTTTGATCTTGTGTTAATAACGGCAGACCCAAAAAATCATGTACAAAATCGTCGTTGTTAAATCCATTAAACATATGTGCGGCTACACTTACACAGTAATCTGTTCTAAATAAACTTTTGTTGAATTGGTACAATAAACTATAGTATTCCCAATTGTCTTTTACATGACTCCAGATATCAAAAAATAACTTACTAGTTGGGCTTTGATCAAAATAAACTACAGTGCTCCACCAATGATTTATACCACCTGGATTCAGTGTAATTTCATTCTGATATGGTGGTTGCCCTCCTAAATATTCTGCGTATCTATGCATACTGATATCTACATCAGTATCAAATATATAATCGTAGAAATCGTTCATTACTAAAAAATCTGTATCAATCAGTAATGTGCGTTCAAATGGTGTATATTCAGAAATTAGATGCTTGTTGGTATTACTAAACTGTGCATTAAATTCTGTCCAAGGACTATCAAAATGTACACGCATATTTTGTGCCGCTTCAAGTTCTTGAATCACAACATAATCAAAAGTTCGATCAATTTCTTTTTGTCCAATACTGGTTTTCATCCAGTCATAAGAACCGTCGTTNGTAATCAAACATGTTTGNTTATTTTTCATATTCTTTTTAACATATTTGGCGGCTAGTGTTGCAAATTTTACATAATCTAGATGCTCGTTATTGTATGCAAACATACATATGCCGTTGCCACTTTTTTTCATACTTGTATTACCAATCCATCAAGCTCTTGATATTTCTTGCTTTTTTAACTTTATCCAATTGAACTTTGTATTCATTTGTTGCTTCTGTATAAGCACCCAATAGAGTTTCTAAAAAATCTTTAAGATCTTCAATATCAATTGGATTGTCTTTTGTGTCTAATACAATTGCACTAGTTTTATTTGCATCAACAAGTGTTTTCACAAATGCAATTGTAGTTGGATTGGCATGAAATACGCCTGTTTTGTACTGCACTGTTGATAAAACAGTCATACGTTGTCTAATTGTTCTCTTCTGATTGCCTAGAGTAATACGATAATTAGCAAACTCAAGTGCATTTTCGAGTCTCTCGTCCATGAGTTTCTCCTATAGTTATATGCTACTATAACTTATTTATGTATGGTTTGTCAAGTGTTAATAATCATCAGGGCTAGTTAAATTATTAGTAATACTTACAGTAGGTGCTGGAGTTACACTAAAAGTAGCCGCACCTTGAGTGACATTGTCTGGCATTAGGTAACTTAGTGTAGGAGTCATTGTTCCATCAATTGTGTTTGCATGTGCTGAATCATCTAAGATAAACTTTAAACTAACACTCGCTCCAGCATCTGCATATTTTCCATAAATTTTAAATCTTAAGTTTTGATATGTACTATAAGCACTGTAGGCACTTACATAGATAGTGTTACTAGTAGTACCACCAATTATAGCCCAATCACCCCATTGGCTAAATGTACCTGGGCCAGTAATATAACCATAAGCAGAACCACTTGTTCCACTGTCGCCAACTGTTCTGCTTAGTGTAACTCCATTTGAAGTAAACAGCAAGCCTTCGTTTGTGGCTCCAGCATCACTGCCATCACCATAATACTGTGTTAGGTTATAAAAACCTTTTGCTTGACTTGTTCCAGCTGTGGTTGCATTACTTTGTGTAAAGTTATTCCATAATAGATTCATTACACCCATTTCATTGATCACATCTGACCAGTTGTAATAACCTGCTGTACTACCACCACTCATTGCAAGAGATAGTCTTACTTGTCCGCCAGCATTGAAAAAATATCTTGCTTTGTTATAGCTTCCCCAAGTCCATTTGTGTTCACCAACTAGTTTGTTGTTCCAAGTTGAACTACGTGTGTAAGGGCCGCCACTAGTAGGTGTTGCATTTAATGCACTAGCATTAGTGGCATCTATTGTAGTATGTGCGTCACTTGCTAATATAGTGTTTGTAAATTTATCGTCAACTACGTTTAGGTCTTCTGCTCTCACAAGTGTAGCCGCTGTGACATTTGATCTACTTGTGGGTACTGCAAATACAAGTGTACTGTCAGTAACATTAATGTGATCTACACTAACATTTGCTCTTTCAACTAGGTCTTGTAACCTAACCGCTGTAATTGATGTTCCAGTTGTTAATGCATTTGCAACATTTGTTGCTCCCCAACCAAATTTGTGTGTGTCGATTCTTGACGCATCTGTTACTGCGGCTGTATTATAATTGTCACCAAATACTTTGTTGACAGTTGTTGCTACAGTATTATAATGTGATGCTTCAGCTAATTGGTTTGCACTAACAGCCATTTATTTTGCCCCCACCACTACTTCAATTATGCCAGCTTCTGCAGTATTTTTTGTTTCCAATGCTCTACCAATAATATTTCTATAGTCGCCGAGTTCTGTAGGATTGGCTATTCTTGCTGTGCCTGGAGTATTACTAGTAACTAGTCTATCACCTTTGTGTATAGGTCCAATTACTTTACACGGTACTCTACCTGCAAGTGCCACAAAAGGATGTGTAGCGTCTGTGCCTGCACCAGCATTCATTTCAAAAGCAGGCTTTGCACTCACAATACCAAATACATTTATATCTGCTTCTTGTGTTGTTTGTGTAATTTCTGCATCACCTCTATCTAGTTTAACTACTGTACCTTCTTCGTATTCAACATCTGCTTCGTAACGTTCTGCAAGGTCAGCATATTCTGCACTGGTTGCTGTACCTCTAAACTTGTAGTTTGCTGTGCTATTCATCTGGATGCCTGCTTGAATAGTTGCAAATTGTGTAGTTAAGGCAGTTGTTCCATCTTCTAAATATTCTGTTGCGTGAGGTGTCCAAACTGTGGTATCATCTGTTGTGATTGAAACAATGTTGTTGTCAACAATTAATTCAATTGTTTTGTGATAAACACCTGCTGTATCTTGTCTATTCCTATACTCTATTCTAGTTGTGCCAGCTGGTGCACCCATTGTGTACCATTGACCATTATCATAAAGTTTTAAAACACTGTTCGCAGTGTCGTACCAAAGTTGACCTTCGGTTGGATTGCTTGGAGCACTTGCATTAGCAAAATTTTCTAACATGTGTAGTAAATTTTCGTTCAATAGTTCACCAAAGTTAGTATAATTTTTTCCAATTAAACTAAGACTTGTAGTGGTGTCAACTGTCCCGTCGTTTACTACAATTGCTGTTTTGCTACTTGTGCTATAATCTATTGTATATGGCATCTCTATTTCCTTTTATAAGTCCGCAAACGAACTTCTTATCCTTAGTGTATAAACAACTTGTATTTTTCTATTCGCACTTTTCTGTACGGGATGGAAAATGACATGTGTTAGTAGTGTGTCATTAGCTGTGTATAGTGCTAGTTCATCAAACACATATGTATCGTTCATATTTGTTGCTGTATCTGATGTGTCTTGTCCTGATGGTGTTCCGTAATCTAATGTGCATGTTGCAATTACATCACTATGTGTATTAGGACTTGTGTGACTCATTTCAATACTGTTATCAGCACTACCACTTATTGTTTCGTCTATTATTGTGCTATGGGTTTGATTATACAAAGCACCACTTGCACTATTTGTATTAGTTGCTTTATAAGTTACTGCACCTAATCCGTCTATACTTGTACCACCATTTCCAAAACGCATTGTTTTAATCTCATAAGTGCTTGTTGATCCTGATTCATTTGCTAGTAAACCTGCGAGTGATACACTCATATTTTCAAAGTTTACAGCATTTCGTCTACGAACCATAACTTCACCTGATTCAGGATCCCATATTTTAATGTGTCCTTCAATGCCTATTAGTGGTGTTTCAATTTGTTCTAAACTCATAGCTCTTTTCCAATTTATAGTATTTATATCGATCCTGGACCTGCATTTCTAATGAATGCATGTTCAGGCGTAGTTCCTGCGGCACTTAGGCTTGTACCGCTGTCGTTGTATGCCATACGCAAATTATCACCATAATGTGAGAATTTTTCTAGCGTTGGAATACGTGTTGATGGTCCACTGTGTACTATAGTTGAACCGCTAGTGTGTGCTTTTGCACTTGTTCCTAATGTGCCTCTTGTGCAATATAGTAAGTTATTACCACTTACTGCACTATATTCAATTCTTTCGCCGTTGATGTAAACAACTCCAGGAACTTCGCCTACACCAAATACTGTGTTAGGATTATCTAATACAGTTGCATCTGCTACAGGAATTGTTGTATCTAATCCAGTAACACTTGCAGTTGTTGTTGTCTTTTGTGCATCTACAATAACATTACTAAATTGTATGTTATTTGGTTGATATACACTCATTCTAAATGTTCTTGTATCAGATGTTACTGTATTTCCACTAGCATTTGTTTGAACACTAATTGCAATATTCTCTGTATAATCAGTTTTGTATAACTCACCGTCACAGTATTGATATCGTGGATTAGCAAATATATCACCATCTGCAATATTATCATAACTTGAATCCAATGTAGTAAACCCGCTTTGATCAATATTACTAGAAGTAGTTTCCATATCAGTTGTAAACAGTCCACCGTCTAGTATTTCGTCACCGTTCCATGCACACTCTGTATGATTATTATATAACATAGTAATAGCAGTCTGTCTAGACACTTCATCAATTTCTGCCATTGTTGCTTCTATATGTGTATTACTTTCTGTCAAATCTAATAGCTTTGTATGAAAGGGTTTGATGCTATTAAAGTAATCTTCTACAACACTTATTGGGTATCTTTGATATGTTGTTTTATTTGTTAGCAATGGATGTTTTACTTTTAATTTTACATAACTGGTTTTAAAAGCAAAATCATCTGTTGTGTTTTGTAAAATGGCACTATACAATAGTTTAAACCACATTTTGTTATACATTACTTTGTGTCTATGTACAAAAATTTCACTGCGTAATAAATCCATAAGTTTACTAACGACATCATTTGCACCGCTGTCATATGGTAGTATAGCAAATCCGCCTGCATCAAACCCATGTCCAAACTTACTTTCTAACCAAAGCTCTTCACTGAGCTTAACTGTAGCTTTCTCCATGCTTACTAGTTTGTCTAATCCGCCTGTAACAAAAAGCATTCTTTGTCTGTTTAATCCGTCGTTACCTTGATTGTACTTGATTAGTATATAACTACCATCTGGTATGCTACCAGTATAATCTAAACGTTCTGCATCAGAATCAAAAGTAAAATCTGCTACAGTGTTTGGATTAAATTCATATGTTACATTGCCATCTGTATCTTTTTCTACTAGATACCAGTCAACCAATGTTACATAGTCTTTTATATTGTATGTAACATTTCCTTTTGCAAAACTAGCATGGAAACAATTTTTCCAATTTACTACTTCGTCAATTAAATTAACTTCACCTAGTAAGTCATTTACTGTATATACAAAATTTTGTCTTGCTTCAGGTAAATCTCTAAACAAACTCTGTCTTGGTCTAACCAAGTGTCCGTATCTATTGTATTGATGTAGATTGTAATCTGGCAGGTGTTGCCCTCTCCAAATTTTAATATCATCTACTTGGGTAGTATCATCAAATGTATAATCATAAATTTCTTGCCAATTTGACATTGCTGAATCTAGTGCTGGATCATTACCTTGATTAGATGATTTACGACTTATATAGTATTTGTTGTTTCTTTCTACTACAGCATCTACCAAATAACTTGTACTAGTACTCCAAGTTGAATAAGTTGTATCAACTGTATGATTATTAAAGCCAGCTAAACTATCACGCATTTTAATATGCAAGTATTCTGGAATATAACAATTAGGATCGTTTTCGCCTAGCAGTGTCCAATCATTCAATGGCATACTATTTGTGTTAGTGTAGTTTTTGGTTACTTGCACTACAGTATTTTTTGTTACAAAATTGCTTATGTTGTTTAGCAATAGCTGATTAGATAACGAAGGTGCCGCCCACGCTATACTAAATGCATTTGGATTTTTAAGTATCTGCGAGATTTGACTTACATTATATTGTCTAATACCACTATAGTTAAGTTTGCTCTTAACCCAAAAATAGTATACAGTTTCGTCACGTCTTGTTCTTGGATTATAATAAATTTGCTGTGTCCAGTTGTATACTTTATCATTATTAATCATTGTAAAGTATGCTTCTCCACTTGCTTCTTGTCCATCAATTACTGTTCCATCTTCAACAGCTTGCTCCCAAAATTCAGGTAGCACTGTGGATCTGGTCCACTCGTATACATCTATACTTGCACCTGGAAATAGTCTTCCCCAATTTGTTTGTTGGTATTCAATAATACTTTGTTCGTAATCAAGGTAAACAGCGGTGCTTAAATCCCACCAACGTACTCCGACGTATTCATCTTTCCAAGCATCAATATTTGTCATCTCTCCATTGAGTGTGTTGAAATTATAGCTACCAATGTCATTGACCAATTTGTAATCAATTTCTTTATCAATAAAACCAAATATAATACCTTTTGCAGGATCCCATATTTCTAAATTAGCAATACTAGCTCTTGCACTAGCATCATATAATTTTACTTGTAAATTAGTTGAAGGTGTCGACTGTGCTTGTCCTACACGAGCTTGTGTAAAACTACCATTATGATGCCCGTTTGCATCAGTGTAGTCACCTGCCCAAGTGTATACTGCACTCTTATCATAACCATCGTCATCTACAAATATGTTAATCTTATTCAAACTGTTATTCTGTCTTACTCCGTTGAAGTTATATTTGTGTATTCCGTTTACTTTGAAATTATATACAGTATCTAATTCAGTCTTGCTACTAAATCTAACAGAACGTAGTGGGTAAATGTTTCCAAGTTTTCCTTCTGACTCAATATACTCATCAATGAAAAACTTTGCATTGTTGCCAGTATCTACTGTGGTAACTTTGTGTATGCCGTCTATACTTGGTGTAGTTGTACTACCTCTAATTAATACATAGTCGCCTGCAACCAAGTTATGTGCTTGTGTAACACTACTTGGCGAACGTGCTACAGTAACTTCTGCATCATCAGCATTTGTTGGTCCAGCACACGCATTACTAATATACATTCCAAAGTCCATGGTCTGATAAACTTGATAGCCTCTATTGTAACTACCAAACTCACTATCATCTGCAACCCAAATGCTAAAAATATTAGGGTCATTTGTCATTTCTTTGAAAATTTCAACACCACTTACAATAGCATTAAACACATTACTAACGTTACTGGTCGCCGCTGTATAAGTTTGAGCTGATAATCCCACTGTGGCATTACTAGTTCCTGCGCCTATAACAAGTGTACTATTATTGCTGGTTAATTTTAATCTATTGTTGCTGTTGCTTGCTGTAATACCACTAATAGTTGCTGTATTAATTTTGTCAACAATGTCATTGATATCTAGTGAAACACTTATTGTTGTTGACGTAGTGCTAGCTGGTGTAACACCTGTTGTTAAACCTACAATACTGTTTGCAGTACCACTGCCTACAAACAATGAACTTGCACTACAATTAATTTGTAGTAAATTAGTATTTGCACTGTTGACAACCGCTGTAATATTTGATATACCAGCATTATTAATTTGCTGTACAACCTGTGCAATAGTTAGATTTGGATTGTTTACTGAAGTGCTACTAGTTGCAGTAATTGTTTCAGTAACACTCTGAAATCCTACATCATTGTTTGCTGTGCCAACACTTATTACCAAGTTAAATTGTACTGCGGGTGTGCTTGTTGTTTTAACTAATCTTAAAAAGTTACTGCTATTACTTGCAGTAACATTAGAAATACCTGCTCCATTAATTTTATTAACAATATCTGCCAATGCATAAGTTTTAAATGTAGTTCCACTTATTGTTGTGACAACTGTAGTTGTTGCAAATACAACTGTTGGATTAGCTTTAATCCAAGTTGCTAGTGCCGCCATGTGTGTACCGTTATCAACAGCATTCTGTGTAGCAGTAATATCACCGCTTGGAATTACAGTTGATCCACTCAATACTGCTGATGCTACATAGCTAGTTCCTTGCCTGGCATTGATTAGTGCTACGTCACTGGTTATCAGTGAACCTAGCTGTGTTTTGTATGCTGGATTTGTGTTGTATGCAGTCAACAAAAGTGTTAAGTCAATACCAGCATTACTTGGATTGAAATAGTCTGTCATAAAAGTTGTCCATGCACTTGCACTATTTGCACTCACATAACCCAGTCTCAATGATTCGATTGCATTTATTCTATTGGTAGCCAGCGTAGCAACACTACTAAATCCATTTGCATTGAAAGCATTTTCTAATGCTGTTTGTGCAGTAATATTATTTGTTGTACTGACTGTGTCATCGAAAGTAATTGTATTACCATCAATAATTAATGTTTTGGTTGCACTACCAACAAAACTTGGATTACTTGTTGTTCCGTCTTTAGTTATATTGTTGTATGTAACACTGCTTACACTGTTTGCAAAAGTTATTGTACTACTCAATGCACTGGTTGCACCTAATATTAATGTACTTCCGTGTGTGACTACATTACTAGTAACAATATCCTGTGTACCTATCTTGTTTATAACATTTAGTGTTGTTTGTGTTGTACTCTTAGTAAGACTAATTGTGGTGGTGTCTAATATTAATGTGCCACCACTTGCAGGTACTATGGGAAGACTAATTGTACCAACTACTTCAATAGGTTGACTGCTAGTAGACAAACCACTATATCCTTTTGGATCTACCATTTCCCATGTACTACCGTTGTGCATAATTTGATCATTAAACTTGTAACTTATATTGGTTTCCCACGGAGTTGGTTTTTGCCAATCGCCTGTAAAGTCGTATTCACTATTAATTACATCTGGAAAAGACAACATTCCTTCTCTGTTCAAAACTTTAAAATCTGCTTCAGTTAGCAACGGCAATCCTGCACTTACATAGTCATTTGCGAATGCGTCTTCTTGTGTAATGCCTGTTTCAGTATATGTTTTTACTGCTCTAGTATCAAAGTAATCTCCTGGTGTACCCGTAACAAGCAAGGGACTTTTTGTGTCAATATCAATTGTTGTGTCTGTTAACACGTCATATTTCTGTGTACTGTAAAATCTTACAGGCTGTGGACTGGTAATTAAAAGATTAGGTGTAAGTTCAAACTCTAGTGTATCTCTGCTACGAGTGTCTCCGAAGTCGCCCATACGCACTGCCCACTCTTCGTATAGTTCTCCTACACTATCTCCATCAAATAAACCTTTGTTTTTTAGAAACGCATCTAGTGCATACTTTGTACCTTTGTACTTGTAAGTTCCTTTTACAAATTCAAAAAGTGTATCATCATCAAGATCTAAATCTTTAGCCCATGTGGGTTGATTGTATCCAATATTAAATCTAGCAACATCACTTATTTGGTTATTTGTAAGTGATTTAGTTCTACCCAAGTATTGATCTGTTTGTTCAGCCACTGTATCAAAGTTTGGAATGATACTGTTATTATTAACAATAAATCCAGGACTATAAAATTTTCCATTCCAGTCTTTTGTTCTGCTTCCGTTCCACTGTATACGTTTATGTCTTTGTCCAATACTTGCATCGTAGATTGTATCATCAAAATTTGTTGTATTATCAAATACAATTAAATGTTCAACACTGGTCTTGTACAATCGTAAACCATATATTTGCGTAGTTGATTGTTTTACTTTGAACACTGTGTCACTGCTTGGTATCATTAAATTTCTGTCAATTATTAAATCAGTGCTTTGTATTCTTTGACCTAACTTATTATTAATATTAAATATGCCATCATATTTTGATTCTAAACTATCAAAGTATCCATCTGCTCCGTCATTAACAATAACTTTACTATTATCAGGTATTAGATAAAGTGTCGCTGTAGTTGATGCTAACGCATAATTTACAAAGTTACTGGCACTACCTCTCCAGTTTTGTGTAAATCCTTGTGTTGCTAGATATTCACCGTAGCCTAAAATAAAACTATATACTTCTTGTATTGTTGTAAAAATAGTATTATAATTAAGTATAGATTTTGTTGTGCTATATTCATTGTATCTGAATATATCAACTGAAAATGTTTGCTTTACTGGAGCACTTGCTGTATTTGGTTTAAAGTACTCAAAGTACATCTTGTCGCTATCATAACCATTTATTTTATAACCCGATGCTACTTTATCAATCTTAATTCCACTAATAAAATACTCAGCAGTTGGTTTGCTATTGAATAAGATTGTTGTAAAGTTTTCTTCAGGTACAAACACTCTACCTTTGTCCTGGCTACTTTCTAGCATAAACTTTTGATTGTTGTTTACGAATCCACCTGCTTTAACTATAGCATTGTAATCCATACTTTTCATTCTTGTTTGAATTGTTTTGCTACTAGTACTCACTGATTTTGCATACTCTACTACAGCATTTTGTAGTCCTCCAAAGTATCTTTTTGGAGATTCAGTAAGCACTGTTTCTAGTACTGCTGATCCTGTACTAAGTGTTAGCTTAGGATTATTATAGTAATCTTTACCAGCATTTGCAACACTAACACTTACTACACTACCTCCTTGTACAAATGCTGTGAGTTTTGCACCGCTACCAAAGTTATCATTAATTACAATAGTTGGAGCACTAGTATAACCTGAGCCTCCATTTTTAACTATAACACTTTCAATAATTTTGCCAGTTTGTGGTACACCACTTACGCCAGTGTTCTTAAAGTTGTTGAGTTTGTTACTGTCAATGCTATAGATTTGAGGCTTATCAAATGTACTTAAATCTTTTGTTGATCTTTCGTTAATTTTGAAGTAATTGTTCACAGCAATTAATGGTCTAGTTTTTGCCAAAGATAAAAATTCAGCTATCTTATATTCTGGAGTACGTCTCCATTCTGCTTCTACTGGTCCCCAGTCGCCATAAACAAAGTCTTTTTGTCTATTTGCTAAAGTTGGTATTGATACTACTGTTGCAGTAACAGGATCATTGAGCACACCTGCATTTGTAACTAACGTATTATTAATCCAATCGTAATTGTCGTAACTGTAGTTGATATCAAATTCACTATTAACACTTGGGTCATTTACTTTACCAAATCTTAATGCTGAAATTAGTGCCGCACGTTTTGCTACATTTGTCCAGCTGTAGTTTGTGTCCCACCATGTTGGCTTTTTATTATGACCTAGCATTTCCCATGGATGAGTATGTGGTCTATCTGTATTAAAGAAGTAATGATATAACCCTCTCCAGCCGCCAATATTTGGACTTATACTGCTATAGTTCCAAGTAAACATATCACTACCATCATAATAAGTTGAACTTTGTAAATCACTATAGTTCTTTGAAACTTTCCATTTATTAAATTCACTTACAATACTGTTTTGTATTTGTGTCCAGCTGTATCTATTTGCTCTGTTTGCATTAGGCATATATGTTTTAATATTAGCTATGTTATCTAATGTTGCATTTAGGTTATTGTATATTCTGCACTCTAAATCAAATATAGCGGCATCAACTGGATTATAACCAACTTTGGATCTATCATAAATTTCTGTTCCATTACGAACATGTATGCTACCGTCATGTCTGATTATAACACTTGTACTAGCTGTACTATTACTGTCTTTGCTATAGTCTGTTCTTAGTTCAGGTGTATAAGGTCGTATTAGTCCTAGTTTTACTGCACTGTTTGGAATAAAGCTAGCACTATCTCTCTTATACCATCTAATATGTGTTTTGGCTACCCCACTAGAAGGATATGTTACTGTACCTGTAATAGTTACTTTATTACTTGCTAGTGTATAATCTATATCTTTTACCAATGATCTCCAGCGTAGGTTGCCTGCACCATCATCATCTTGTACCCATACTTGCACATGATTTTCTGTATCATCATATGTGTTAACACTTTGAGGTGAATCAAAAACTTTTGTCATTGTTGTTTGAAAACTATAATCTTTACTTTCAAAATCTCTGTACAAAGCCATATTGCTTTGTGCGAATTCCATATCTTTGTTTTTACCAAGATTCATCTCTTCTAGTATCTTGTCAACTAGTTGATATGTGCTTTTAGTAATATCCAATGTTTTGTGTACTTGCACTGCTTTGGTTGCAAATTTTTTCAAAAATATGCTATAATGATTGCTTGCATGCTTGATGCTTGCATAGAGATTTGTATCTGTATCCATAAGCAATTGACTTAGTAATTCAGTACTATACGGTTGTTGTCTAATTGTTCCGCCAAATTCATGTACATGTGGAATATTTCTATAGTTATTGATTCCAAAGTAACTACCAGTGAAACCCGGAATGCCTGTCATCTGCTGACGCATGTGTTCAATTAAATCACCGAATGTAATATTTGTAAAACTATTATTCTGTGGATTCAATAAATGTGTGTCACTGGCTTGTTGAAATCCTTCAGCTGAATCGCTATAGGTACTTTGTGTATGATACTCTACTTCATAGATATCATTTACTGCTAGTCCGCCATTTATTGTTAATATATTGTTGCTCAATGTATAATTAGCTGTTTCTTCTCTATTTTTGTATACTGTGAGATTGGTATCATTTGCAATAGTATTAAAATAAATTACACCAAAACTATCAGGAGTTGCAGATAGTCTATATTTAATTGTAGTTACAGTCGGAGAAGCAACTACTATTGTAAAGTCATTGTTACTTCCTGCTGTGCGTGTCAGTCCACTGCCAATTGCAGTACCGTCCATGTTTACAAATTCAACTTCTGATTGATTAAACTGTGTTGTTATATTATAAGTTGTGTTTGTTGCAAAAAACAATTCAGGAAGTCTACCATTGACATCATTGATATTGTTTGTTAGGCTTGTATCTTTTTGCGTTTTAACATTTATGTATGTATCACGCTTAAACATTGTAATATGTCTATCGGTTGCAAAATCAGTATAACCTAAATCAAACACCATTGTTTTGGTGCTATTTTCAGTTGTAACTGTTTTGCTAATTGTTCTCTTGACAGGCTGTCCGTTTCTCAGTATGCTCCAGCCGTTAAATGCAACTCCAGTAAAGTCTTTGTAGTAATATTGTCCTTGTATTTCTTGGTTGAGACTGCGTGATCCATCACTACTAACTTTTGTATATGTAAATCTAGTGCTTAAGAATGGCATGTAAAAATTTAGACCTGGACTATTTCCATAGTCAGCATAGCTAGGACTAAACCCTAATGCTTCATCCATTGTATTTGATGTATTATGTACGTAATCAAATATACATGCACCTGTAAAATTGTTTTCTGGATATGTAGATGTATCAGAAAGTATTACTCCATTTATGTCATAAAGCTCTGCAAGCATGCCTGCACTTCTATGTGTCTTTTGCTGTCCGTAAATCCAAGTAGTGCCATTGTGATACCATTCACTACCACCGAACGGTTTTGCTTCTTCGCCATCACCAAACTTTGTAGTGTTAAATCCATTTATAATAACAATTTTGTCATTGGTACTAATTGCTGTACTGCTAGCACCATAAATTTCTGTTAGTGTAATAGAACTACCTACGCCACCAACTCTAAATATTCTTTCATTATAAGTTGCATTAGTATTTCTCAAAAACAAAATAGTATCACCATTCTCTAGCTCTTGTGGTGTTATTTGTTTCCAATATTCATAGTTCTCACCATGCACAGGATTTCTTGCAGTAGTGTGACTTTTAATACATTGCCAGTAAGTACGCTTTGTATTAGGAGAAGTTCCAAGGTCAACATAGTATTGATCACCTAGTTCTGAACCACCAACACCTGCTGTCCAGGCTGTAGTTATTCCTGTTATATTCCAATCATAAGTTGTTTGACCTACAATTGCTGATGCTGGATTAATTGTGTTATCTTCAATTAAATATGTTACATTTGCAATATGTTTTTTACCAAAGTTATATTTTTCTATACTGGCTTTGTATTCAATAATTGGTCTTACAGCTCTATATTTGTCTATCGCATAAACATTATCTCTTACGTTTGCATAGCCATCATATATTAAGCTGTTAGAAATAGTTTGTTCATGTACCCAAAGATTACTTCTTGCCCATGCACTTTGATCTTCTGAGTATCTCTGCTCAACTACATAATCTCTTGTAGTCATCTTATATTCTTGTAAATCAAATGGTCTTTTATCAAAAGCAAACTTGTCACTATCAAATTCACTAGGCTCTTGACTACTGTAAACTGTGTGATTTATCCAAGTTCTGTCGCCGTAACTGCCTTCTACTTGACCACTTGTAAATTGCTTTGTAAGTTTTATTCCACCAGGTTCACCTACACCATCAACAATATAAGTGTCACCTACTGCATAATTACCACTTGTACTCTTAGAGTAAAATGTATGTATTTCTACTTCTTCTGTTACTGCTGGAGCAGAGACAAAAGTAACTACGCCAGTTCCACTATTATACGTGTAATGTGTTGTGACTGTTTGTAATACATTATTTTTATAAACTTTTAACGTTTCAGCTGTAGCAACTGTAGCTGTAAATATTGTGTTACCCGCACTGCTTTGAGTAAATCTATCAATAGTATGTGGATCAAACTTGACACGCATGCCATTCTCAAATGTTAATGCTCTAGTATTTTTCTGCACAGGAGTTGTATATGTAGTTTCTCCGATAATAGTATCAATATCAAATGAACTGGTATACTGTAAGGAACTTGGTGGTAGTACATCTAATACCCAATAGAATCTATGGTAGTTAATAAACATATCATAGTTAATTGGCAAGTCAAGTGTATACCCTTTTTCGTCTAGCAGTTTGTTGTGATTGTTTACATCAACTTCGTTATACTTTAGTGTGTTTAACAAATCATTATAAGGTAAAACCTGTGTAATTGCGTTGTTGTCTGTGTTGTCTTTATTAACCAATGCAGGAACAAATTGGTAATTGTCATCTACTCTGTTGTCTGCAATATAGCTTGTGTTTACTGTGTCTTTAAGGAATTTTTGACCTACATAATTTTTAATAGGTTGTAGACTTCCTGTGGAAAGTAACTGTTCTAATGTAGTATCTAAAAATTGTTTATTAACTTCAGTTTGAAATACATTAGGTAGTAAACCAGTAATATCTCTTGTACCAGTAAATTTTTTACTTGCACCAGGAGTTGTAATTAGTGGTGCTACACTAGGGTTTGCTTTGCGTTCGCTCATTAGTAACTGCTCCCCGAACTACCAGAACTGCTTCCGCCGCCTGTTACACTAACACTTGCACTTTCTGCAATGGTTGTACTGTTTCCTGTTATACTGTTAGCAATAACTATATTATTGGATTTAACTACTGGTAAAAACAACTCGTCACCGAAACTTGTTATTTCAAATAAGTCTCTTACTTGAGTCTCACTGCCAACTGGTTGAATTGTTATTTGACTTATTTCACCTACTAGGTTATTGTGTATGTAAGCCGCCATCTCTGTAAAATAAAAGTCCTCACCAAAGTCCCAATTGTTTATACTAAAATAAGTATTGATAAGTGAAATTACTCTTTGCTTTATTTCTGTATCGCTTAGTGTACTATTTGAAGTTTTAGTTACATTAAATCTAGCCTGTAATTCACTACTAGCTAAATCACCAAATAGTATTTTGTATTTTACAGGTCTATAAATTACCTGATCACTAATTGCTTTTTTAGTTTCTAAACTAGTAAACAAATTTGTAAGTTCACTAATAGTTGGCGGAGTAGGTTTTGTTTCACTTCTTCCATCATAGTTTGCCCAAGTTCTAAAATCATTGTCATAGCTATTAAGCAATACATAGGTGTCTACAATATTTGTTACTGCTGGATCAATGAGATTGTTTATGTCACTAATTCTATCATACTGCATGTGTAAATTTGCTTTACCATTTACAGTAGTTGTACCACTATCATCATATACTGTGTAATTAAAACCATCTACAGTTTTTGTACCTAACTTAATTGTTTGTCCAGCAAGTACTTTATTAAAACTTTCTGGATTGGTTGGATAATCACTGTTTGTTGGATCAGCAACTGTTACTCTGACATTATGAGGATCTGTATAACCATCTTGGTATGTAAAATATCCAAATACATTGAACTTATAATCTTTGCCCAATGGTGTTGCATCTGTATCAGTAGTCTTGTTCATACTCAATACTTTTAAACAATCTCGTTGTGGCTTTTGTGTTTCACTACTAAATGTTTCATTGAAGTTTAAGTTACCAAACTTTAACTTTTGTGTGCTACCAAAAACCATTTGTGTTCTTCTAGTAAGAACTTCCCATTGTGTTGAACTGTAGTTTAATCTTATCACCCAACTATTATCTCTTCCTGTAGCTGTATTATCTGCTTCATACTGTCGACTCCATTGAGTTGCTACATTATTTGCTGTGGTATTAGCAGGAATGTTTGATGTTTCAATTACTTTCCATTGCTGTGCATTCGCATCGTATCTTAAAGCAAAACTGGTTTGTGCATTTATTTTACTAACTACATCTGCTTTTGTAGTTTTATCTAAGTCAGTATTAATTACAGGAACAATTCTATTGACTCTTGCACCTGCATTTATTATACCACTTAGTACTACTGCACCTTTGCCTGCGTTATCTAAACCAGTAGGAGCACCAGAACTATCATCATCTCCTATACCTTCTTTGTATAATCTATCTATTTTAATCCATTGTGTTGGAGCATCTGCTACTGTAATTGTTGCTGTAGCACTTGAACCGCCACCGCCTGTTATAGTAACAATAGTATTTGCATTATATCCGCTTCCGCTATTGTTTACCACAATGTGGTCAACTGCACCAGATTGTATAACCGCTGTAGCTGTAGCGCCTGTTCCACTACCACTAATAGTTACAGTTGGAGCACTGGTATATCCACTGCCGCCTGCTACCTTAGTAATTGTACTGATGTAGCCTGTTTTAAAGGGTGTGCTAATAAATTCTACTAGACTGTTCAAACTAGCTTTTTTAAGACTGTTGGTCTGTGTAAGTCCTACTCTTTGTACATAAGCTGTGCCGCCTGTGTTGTATGTAAAATATCCACTACAGCCGTTTGCACCTTTTGTTACTTGATTCCAACGAAATACATTTGTTTCATCATTGAGTGTAGAATTTACAACTGTAATTCCGTCAGTTGTGTTATTAAAATCACTTTGACTGTTATACCCACTGCTGGTATATCCTTGTCTATTATAATAAAAGTTTTTGAGTTCAGGATTACTAAGCAACGGTTTAATGTGCAAGTCATAAATTTGTGCACCAGTTAATGTTGAAGGCATACTAATTAAACTTCTATTGGTTACATTATTCTCATACACATAAGCATCATCAGTGTACTGTGTAGCATCATTGTATGTTGCAGTTGGATCGTATATGTCTCTGAATCTACTGTGTCCACTGTGGACTCTGTTTACACTTTTAATCTTACTAATATTTTCACTTACTGTAACTGGAAAAATACTGTAATCATCTGCTGTTACCATTCTATCCTGTGTTGAAAAGTATCTTGGAGCATTTGCTTTTATACTTGTAATACTTTCACGTTCACTTGCATTAGTAACATTTGATTTTAAACTACAGATAAAAGTTGCATTATAATTGTTTCCATCACTTCCGACATATTCTACAATTAAATTTGTGTTGTTGAAGCTACTAGGCTGAAGTGTATATGTTTGGTTTAATCCTGTTCTATACCAAACTCTAACTATACCGCGTGGTATGTTTCCAAAGTTGCCGTCTCCAAATACAATACTAATTTGATCATTTTCTCTGCTTGTAATAGTATAGACATCTCTGATATTATTAGATCTTGCATTGAATATAGTATTAGCACCAAACTGTTTGTCTACTCTTGTCCAACTTTTTTGAACTGTACCAACTTCGTCGATTGTCTGTACCCATACGTTACCACTTGCAACGTTGTCAGCATTTATATCAAGCACAATGTTTGAGATACCTTCATCAATAGTAAAGTCTTGATGTGCTAAACTACCTTGTTTAAATCCTACAAAGAATCCTGTATTTGAACTTGTGTTTCCACTATTGTCATTTCTATATAATAAATCTATTACACCATACGGATCTGGTGTTTTCTCTTCAAGTACTTGACTTGCGGTGTTTGTTTTTACACTGTGAAAACTAAAAGCTGTGCTTTTATTGTTTACTACATTTTGAAAATTTCTTACTGCGATATTTGCAATACTATTTGTTCTATATATCTCGTTGGTTATGCCACTGTTACTAAACTTACTGTAGGGAGAACCAAACTGACTACTTGATTGAAATATTGCATTCATAATTGTTAAAAAGTTTTGATAACTATTTGGATCTGTACTGTCGTCAAATTGTACACTATTATTAGCTAAACTTTGTCCACCTGCATCAAATACATTTTCGTTTGTTTTTACACTATCAATTTTAAGGTAACCGCTAGCAACAACGTTTCTTGTAGGTGTGTATCCCAAAAATTCAGCAATGCGTAAGGCGCTATCTCTGCGTTCTGCTGTACTAAGATAATTTTCTCTACTGGCTAAGTCTGCTCTAAATGCTAAGTTATGTCCTAGAAATGCCATAAGTTCTATTAAACTTACAAATTCACTTGAATTAATCCAGTCATTGTAATTCTCTGGATAGTTTTTGTTTATGTAGTCCACCATCGCATTTCTTATGGTCTCATAATCATATGCTTGGAAGTTTGCTTCGCTGAAACTTTCGTATACAACGCTGAAGTCTTCTGCGGCAAATAAACTACTTTGTCTTGCGCCTTGTGCCATTATACTTGCTCACCTGTGTATGTAAGAAACAGTTCTTCTGCTGTTCCTGTATCAATATATTCTAATCGTACACGAACTTCTAAAGAATGTTCGCCTGTTTTATTGAGGATAGCCTCTATGTATTTCCATCTCGGATCATTGTTTACAATTTCTGTTATATCTTGTAATGCATCTTCTTGTGTAGCGATATCTAATGGTTCAAACACCAATTCTGGTAGTATGCTACCAAACTTTGGATTCATAACTCTTTCGCCTCTACGAGTTTGCAAATGATTCATTAGATCTCTTTTAGCAATATCAACATCTTCAAGACGTTTACTGCTAATTGTTTGATCTACACTGCTATATCCTATATAAGTTACCATACTAATATTTATTGCAAAATTAACTACCCAGTTTATATTTTAATGATAGTTTCAATGAAATCGTCTGTTTGTAGCGTTTTAGTAATTGTAAGTGTTGTTCCGCTTATTGTAAAGTCAAATAGGTGTTGTATAATGTCTCCATTCACAATTACTTGTAGCTTTTCTGCTGGTGTCATACTAGGTGTTTTGTTGAGTGTAAATGTAGTTGTACCGCTATATGTAAAATTTTGTTTAATTAATGACTTGGTATATTTGTTTGATATATCTCTTTTTATACCTTCTGGAGTAAAAGGTAAAAATTTAAGTGTTTCAGCATAATATGCATATCTAGCTTTTCTCAAATCATTATCAGATAGTAGATTCTTTTCATTTTGGTCACGCATATTAAATATACCGTTTGTTCTCATCCATGTCCTATTTTTGCTTTTACCATAGTCTGCTAGACGTAGTACTGTAGCCGCCTTAATACATTTTTCGTTGTTTATATCACTGCGTTTTATCATATCAGCTACTGTATCATATGCCTTTGTTTTGAGATGTGGTAATAAGTTGTATTGTCCTTCTACTGCATCTACATAAAATATTTTACCTGTAGCCCAATTTAACAAAACAATACCATCAAAAACACTTTGGCTAATTAGTTTTATCCCGTTTGCTTCGATTTGATCTTTTACTAGTTTTTGTTGTTTATTAAATTCTGTTGTCCATGCGTCATATGCTTGTTGTTCAGTTATACCAGTCTCCGCACTACTTTCTCCATAAGCAAACCCATTATAACCTATGTATCTAGCAAAGTTAAGTGCAATTAATTCACATGCATCACTTGCGTTCACACTATCTATTTCTAATTCTGTATGATACAAGTGGTGACTTTGTACAACAAAGTCTTCCCATACAGTTTGATAACGTCTTGCTACACTATCTAACGCCATTAAAACGCACTCCCGTTTCTTGGATTGGTGTTTCTATTAGGTTTTTCATATCCCCCAGTTTGGGTAGTACTGCTTTTCGGATTATTAGGTGAACTTTGATTGTTGTTTTGTATTTTGGACATGTCTATATCTTTACCTGCTAGATTCAGATCACTGCTGGCGGCACTTGCAATTTTAGTTTGTTGTTCTGTATGTCCTCCCCAAGGTTCTGCTTCTGGAACTCTACCTGTTATACTTTGTTTTACAGTTCTATTAACACTGATATTGTTGTTTGTAGTTTTTGAAGCTTCTGATGCTTCTGGACCGTTTAAATCTATTAGTGCGGCAGTGGTTCTGCTGTTACCAACAGCTTTTAAATGTAGATTCAAATCAGTTGTAAGTTTGATATCTTTGTTTGAGTGTAGATTAAATTCACCTGTTGCTGTTTCCAGTTGAATTCCGTCACTACCTCTTGCTTTGATATTAACAGCATCTGCATCTAAAGAAAAGTCTCCTCCTACATGCATGTTCATATCATTTTCTGTGTGCATACTAATATCACCGCTACTGTAAATGTCTATTTTACCATCTGAACTAAGTTGCACCCAACTGTTACCTGCTTGATTAATTACATATACTATACCTGATGTGTCATTGAATAACATTTGAGCGCCGCCAGCACTGCGTAACCTTACAAGATTACTGTCACCTGCTTGTCTACTTTCATCTGGTGCTAAACTTTGTTCGCTTTTACTAGCTGTACCATCATCCATAACAAAACTATGACCAGTTGGGGTATTAAACCCAAATACATTACTAGGAGATTCTCGTCTTGCACTGCTACTGCTTAATCCTCTAACACTGTCTAATCCTAAGCCTTGTTTTGCCAATGCACCAGCAAGAGGATGTCTAGGTCTTGCATTCTTTTGTTGTGTTTTTTGCACTCCACTATCAAATGTTGGTGCAACTGTATCACCTTCGCCTTCTACAAAGCTGACTGAATTATCTGGAAAACTACTATTTCTTGTTGCATCAGGTAAAACGCCTATGATTATACCTTCTTGGTCATGTCCTGTAAACGCAACCAATACTTCTGTGCCAGGAGCAGGAGGGTGAGTACTCATACCATAACTTCTAGTATGATCGCTAGCTTGATAAGATCCACCATAAGGTTGTAAACGTCTTACCCTTGTGTATTTTTGTCTTTCCTCTTTGCTGTCTACTTTTCCTATTTTTCCGCCGCCAACCATATCTACATACATGTAACCTTCGTACCTGTCGTCTACAACATCGACTACAGTTGCAAGTTTTACACCTCTGTATGGATTTAATCCAGCAATTGGGTCATCTGTAAATGCTTTTGGTGCTCTTGTTGTAAATCCTGGTTTGTTTAAATTATCTGTCATACTAGTCTTTTCCCAAATGTTTGTAACCACTGTGGAGCTGTTGCATTCTTTTTAGCATATCCTCCCCAAACAGCTACAGTGCCTTGCCCATACTTAGCCGCATTATCTAGGTGAAAAACATTGTCGCCCATATAACCATTACCTGCGCCAAAACCTGTTATGCCTTGTTTTCTAGCTGACTCAAAAACTGCATGAATAATTGGTAAATCTTCAGCGACAGCAGAACTTAATCTTCTTCTGTTGGCACCAGTGCCTGTGTACAATGCAACATCTGCCGCATGTCCATCAGTATGTCTATCACTTGCACCAGATGGTCTGCCAGTTGTATCATCTTGCCCGCCACTGCGTACCTGTATGTCTACTCCTGTTTCAGCCGCCACGTTTGTTAACATTGTTTTGAGATCCTGTGCAATAGGCAACTTTCTAATTCCTGCGATTGTGGATTGATCTTCTGAAAATGTACCAGCGGCAGTTCCATTTACTGTATTGCCTAGATCAGATTTATCACCTGTTGATTCTTCTATTACTGTTTGATTGTCTTCACCGTCACCGTTATCAGTTTTTTCTTCTTGATTTTTATATTGATCAGCTTCGCTTCTTATGCTAGTATTTTCTACACGCCCACTCATAAGCTCGTCAATTGTAAAGCCTACATTGGTGTTGACATCTCTGAATGATTCTAGTGTCATTGTAAATTGACCATCACTGTAAACAGCATCAACTCTTGTTACTCTATACATTCCGATTATACCAAAGTTTTGTTCAGCAATATCCATAAGTCCCGACTCTTGGTCAGGATAGGTAGGAAAATTAAGATTTAAAAAGTAATGAACTCCTCCAGTAGCATAGTTTGCTCCTTCAGTACTAGCCATTGCTCCCTTAGGTGCACCTAACCAATAAGGATCTCCTCTTATTGAAATCATTTGTTGTACTAAATCTGCAAGCGAATTCAAATTAATTTCTACAGCACCTAACATAAAAGCACCTTGGTTTTTACTGTCTGGTGTTGCATCTCCTGTAGCTTTAGATTTTATTTGATTTTGCTCGAAAGTCAATGGTAAAACATTCGCTGAATCTTCGGGTTGTGTACCGCCAGTCAATTCACTTTGTGTAATGTAACGCTTGGCAACAGGACTTAACTCTCTTGATGTTCCTTGAGGTACTCGCTCGTATTCTTCTCGCCAAAGTTTATCTGTTCTAGATTTCCGCTCTGACAAGGCTTTAACTTGCATTGACTTATTAGTAATACTATCTTTAAGATCTGCGAAGTATTCTGCACCCATATTAACTTGCTGATCTGGGTTTTTGTTCTGTGCATTATCTAATTCCAATTGTTGTTTTACAACTTCACCATTGAGTTTGTTTATTTGATTAGTTAACTCAATTTGCTGTCCTCGTAGTATGTTAAGTTGTTCTTCAGGACCACCTTCTGGAGATACCACTTGAATTCTAGACATCATATGACCATGATTCAATGCTTGCAACTGAAAGTAAGTATTTTGCAGACTGATGTCTAAATTTAACACCTCTGTGTTTAAACCAGTATAGGTATAATCAAATCTTTTTGCTAGATATCCGTTCCTAAAAATTTCACCGATACGTTTTTTTTGTAGACTAGGATTTTTTAAAACATCATTATAGCTTATGGGATCATGTATAAGTTCAGATACT